TGGTTGTGTCCGTCAGTGTGGCCGGAACTGACACGTGTCTAATACCACCTGTGGTCCATGCTGGTGCAGTTATGTTTCCACTGAATGTCAAACTGCCACCGGATACTGTGGCACCGTTAGTCAGTTGTGCTCCGCTGATTGTGGAACTGTTTACTGCGGCCCAACTCATTACGCCACTGGTATCACTGACCAGTGCATAACCACTAGTTCCAGGCAATGCTGTAGGCAATACATAGTTCTGTGTACCTACTGCACCAGTTGCAGTAAATGAAACTGCACCGCTAATTGAACCATTGAATGATAATTTCTTACCACTGGCTAATACAACGTTTTCGCTTGATGTCCAAGCGCCAGTAGCACTGTTCCAACTGATAGTCTTGTCAGTGGTACCTTTAAGAGTAATACCACCACCGTTGGCAGTTACATCAGTTGCACCTGTTGTTGTAATATTGGTAACTGAGCCAGCAACTGGTGTTGTACCGCCAGTTGCCGTATAAGTTAAACTTGTACCATCAATAATGCTAGCAACAATATAAGCTCCAGACCCACCTAAACTTCCCGGAGCACCATTAGTAGCAGAAATTGCACTGCCGACAATTAGATCAGTAGTAGTCGTCATGCCGGTAATAGTTGCAGTCCACGGCCCAGAACCAGTAATAGAACCAATAGTTCCTGTAGCACTAACTGTTTGAGATGATACACTACCCAGTTCAATATTTTTGTCATCAACTGTAATAGTTGCTGAATTGATATTAGTAGTTGTCCCTTGTACAGTTAAATTACCGTTAACAACTACATTACCCGAATGAGTTAGTGTAGAGTCGTTACCAATTTTTGTAGCCAGTGTTAGTACACCGAGGCTGTTTGTTACATAGAATGTTAAACTTCCCGGAGTCTTTCCGGCTGCTACTGTACCGTCAACAGATGATTCAATTTTTGCAGTGTACTGCAAATTAGTTCCATCATATGATCTAAATGCTATCTGTCCAGTCATGTCTCCAAAAATTAAAGTTGTTGGAGTAGCAATAGTTCCCCTGTATTTTCTTAATGATAGTATTGCTGGATTGTTATCACTAAAGTAATTGTTTACCCTTAAGATCGAACTAGTGCCGCCGGCAGTTGCGGTAACATCTAAACTACCGCTACCTCCGTCGTTAGTAAAAAACGGACCAATAGTCACCCTGCCTACACCTGTCGCTCGTAATACTGAATTTATATTACCGTTGATATCTTGAATATTCATGGTCAAGCTACCGGGCATGTTACCTTCGATATATCCTGCGACTGTCTGAGGGCCTAGGGTGCCAACTAGTGCATACTGCACTTGGGTAGTAGTCGGAGTTCCTGTAATGACGAAAGTTCCATTGAATGCAGTTGGGGTAACTCCAGCAACTAGAATAGTTTGACCTGTAACAAAACAAACACTAGGTTGCGCGGCAAAAGTTAAAGTAGCAGTTCCGCCAGATGCAAATGCCGCGGTGATAACTATTCTAGGATTAACTACAGGTCTAACAGTTGTTGCTCGACCAGCAACAACACTAACGTTATTATCTATAACTTCTGCTCTTATATTTGCGATAAGCTGAAATTGATTACCGCTGTGTCCTGAAAACGCTAGGTATCCTATATCATCAAAATAAGATAGTGACGTCGGTACAATACTTGTTCCTCGTCCTCGTCTAATAGAAATAGAATTGCCAAGACCGTCATTATTATATGTGTCAGATAACAGTACACTTCTACCACTAGATGATGCAACAATTCGGAATGTACCGTCAGTATTGGTTAGAATATTATCGACTTCGCCCCAGATAAGATTTTGTGATGCCGCTATAGTATTTCCAGCCGCCGGCCAATAAGCTAGAGAGCCTGCTATGCCTGTAGGTATGACATTCAGTGTTAGTGTACGAGTAACACTGTTATATGAGATTGTAATGCCTTTTGTTGTTGCAGTTGTTAATAAGGCAGCAGCCGCATCTTTTGTTCGATTTGTTGTAAAGTAAGTATTATAGGTACCTTCGTTGACGTTGTCAGTAGTTAGGGCAACATTGCCTATTTGGCCGTTAACAGTTTGTACAGGTGCTAGAGAAATACCCCCGGCAACTAAACTGCCAGTGCCCCCAGCCTTACCGCCAACGTACAATAAATTAGTGTCAGTTGTATAGAGTAATTCACCTTCTGCAGGAGTAATTCCAGGTCGTTGACTGTTCGTCCCTCTTCTTATTTGTAATGTCATTCTATTCTCCTACCTTAAAAGGTTCCTAAATCGTATGTGCCTATTGGGTTGGCAAATGTGCCTTGATCGCCAATAGTGCCGGTTAATAATGTTTGTACTTGGGTATTTAATGTTCGTATATCAAAGCCCCAAACTGTGGTTTGTATGTCCCCGGGCCCAATAATATTGCGATTATTTAAATTTAAATTACCACCTAATCTGGGAACCGGATCGCTTTGTACCGCACCTAATGCATTAATATTAACTGTGGTCGGTGTACTTGTAACAGTAACTCCGCTACTGCCTGTTATGGTTTTAAACTGTAATATACCGTTAGTATCTACTGAAAACAGCCCTGCGCCAGAGCCAATGTTTTGTCCGTTTATACCTGCAATCTGTGCTGATAAAAATACAAAATTATCATTAGCTTTGGTAAAAGCCGTGCGCAAATCATCACCTGTACCGTCATTTGCGTATGAACCTAATTTAATCTGTTGAATTGCCATAGTCCGTTCCGTTTAGTATATTTACCGTTATGTTAATCTTACAAACACCTGCCCACTGGTGCCGGTTTTATGATATGGATAGCCCACTGCCACGCTGGCCGCGGCCGCCGCCGCGTCATCTGCGTATGGGCCGGGTATACCCTTCCAAGCTGTGGTTTGGTATGTGGCATCCGGAAATGTTAGTTTACCATCTGTGCCGAAGGTCCAAAAAGCTTCGGTGCCAAAACCAGCCCGTAGTTTAATTTTTTGATAGGGGCCAGCAAAAATATTTAATGAGCTGGTAGGATCACTAATGCCGTAACCAACTGACTCAATATAAGAAGCGCCATATGGGTGTACAATTATTTTTCCGCCATCAACTTGGAGATTTCCCGGGGCAGTTAGCTTGCCAGTTGAACCAAGACTCGCTGTATAAGCACCGTTGATCAAACTACTTGCGCTGCCAGATGCCACTCCAGTTAACAATATTTTGTTATTGGCATCATCATAGGTCGCTGTGATGTTGGTGTGACTGGCATGATTGAACAAGGGTGCCGCATAGTCCTGCACCAGCTCTCTCAAGTCTGCGGCAGTGCCACCAGTTAACGTATACAGTTCAGTGAAGTTGGCATTTGCTTTTATAAATGCATTACGTAGTGTATCGCCTGTTTTGTCGTTGGCACTTGCACCAACCAGTATATTTTGTTTAGCCATTATGATCTCCCTACAGCAACTTCGATTACGCCCACACTATCGTAGTCTTTGTCCTGGATAGCCTTACCAATAATACTGCCAATCTGTGGATTAGTTGCCTTGACTGCGCAACCCTCTACAGCTGATGTTGTTAGTAAATCACCCTTCTTAACTCGACCAACTACTCGGCACGGAATACGACCTGCTAGTGCTAGACAGACCTTGATGCCCTGTTGTCCTTCGTTCATTACATAAGCTGGGTTAGTTGTTACTACACCTGCTAATCTAGTGTCGTTGAATATGGTAGTTGTGGTAACTTCTTTATCTCCACCAAACACTAATACCCATCCTGCTGGATATTCTCGATCACCTTCGTAGAACTCAGCTAAGTCGGCATATGTACTACGTAGTTGACTACCAGTTGTTAAACTCCAGTTACCATCAATAGTACCAGCGGCTGTGCTTGAGCCAGAAGTTAAGTTGTTTGATTTTAATATACCTAGGCTAAAATCAAATTGGCTACTGGCCGTCAAGTACCACTGACCTTCCATTGATCCACCGGTAGCAGGACTGCCGGCGGTAAATGTGTTAGTAACTAATGTTCCGTTGCTGGTATTTAAAGTACCCTGTGTGGTAATAGTAGTGTTACTGCCAGTGGTACCAACAGCAGTCATGTAGTAGAATGGAGTTGCTTGAACTATACCACCTGGGGTACTATGTTGTACAGTAGTTCCACTAGTTGATAGCACTGTAAATCCGCCAACTTTTAAGTTAGCAACGTCGGCACTTCCATCAACCCCAGTTTTAAGTAGTTGATTAGCACCACGAGTTGAAGTAATACCGACTACACTATATGAATTATTTGCACTGTTAGATCCGTCATAGCCCACAACCATAGCACCAGTTGCACCAAACGATCCATTACTAATACCGCCGGCAGCATTTAAAATCTGTGTTGGTGTTACTTCTGACGGACTAGCGGCGCTGGCAGTTAAATTACCAAGCACAGTTCCAACACTCATCTGTTGTATTTTACTATAGGTAATACCGGTTATTGCACTGGTACTGGTTAATAGATCGATCCAGCCGTTGGTACTGCTAAATGACGAGCTGTTAAAACTAGCTATACCTAAATCAGCTTGCGAAATTCCAGTGTAGTTAGCTCGAGTCGTAGCCGCAGTCATTGCCAGCTTGCTTTGCGCGATTGCCGCGCTAGCATTAACATCGGCGTTGACAATTGCTCCGGCATTGAGGTTGGTAACTATAGTGCCGGTGCCCGAGTTGTATGTGATCGATAAATCACCTGTAGGAGCCGCAACGTTTTTCCACTTACCCAACCCGCCATCGTACACTAAGAACGATCCCGATGACACAGCATTTAAGAAGAATATAGTTCCACTTGGGTTGCTGTTCGGATATGTTCCTAGAGTAATTGTGGCAACACCTGCGCCGCTGATACTCACACTTTGAACGATCTGAGTACCGTCAAATCCAGTACCATACACTGCTAACCCGCTAGTAATACTTCCACTGATGTTGTTAACTGTTAACACATAGCTAATACTACTGCCGCTTAGATACAGGCCCCTGCCAGCGGCAATGCCCACATCTAGCAATTTGAATATCGAGTTTAATGCAATCAAACTTTGGTCAACATAATCTCTGTTAGCCCCGTCATACTTGCTAGTACTGGTACTTGACATTGTTAAATTACCAATACTAAAGTTACCTAAATTTAAATTACCCTTCATGGCTAGTGTGCCGTTAAGTGCTAGATATCCTGGGCCGATCAAACTAGTTGTAGCTACTGGACTACCGCCATAGTCTAAACCTAATCTGTTGTCAATGAAACTACGAGTAGCACTTTGTACCGGAACAATGTCCGGTGCGTTATCAGTCATTGTAGGATCAGTTGAGAATTGAGTAACAACAACACCACGTTTAAATCCTAAACCGTCCAAGTTACTAAGGGCAATACTTGCTGAGAATGTAACAGTACCAGTGCCCTGGTCAACGCTGAAGAATCGACCTACACGGAATATACCGTTTTCGTCTGTGGTCACATAGAACACACGACCTACTGTTTCTTCTTTAACTTGATTACTGCTATTTGCTTGTATTGCCGGATTACCGTAAATTTGTACAGGATAGTTAGTAGTAACATACCCGCCAGTACCGATATCTAAGAAGTCATGTCCCGTAGCTCGGCAAGTACTAATACGTGTGGTAATTTGAGCCGCTGATCCAGCTGGTCTACCTAGACGCAGAGTAGCACTGGTAAGAGCACTAAATGGTCTACCAATACCTAGCGTATTGCTAGAGCCACTAGTTACTTCTAAAGTCACAGTAGTATTAAACGCTGTACTCCATGTACCCGGATCTTGAGGATATGTTAGTGTAATAGTTGTGGCGCTACTTGCACTGCACAAATAGAATCCGTTGTACAATGGATTGTTGTTACCCGAAACAAGATAATAGCTTCCTGTAACGGGCGCAGTTGTTGTGGCAAAATTCAATACCACACTGTAAGTCGGGCCAGTACCGATGATAGTCTTACTTGTAAATCCAGTGCTGGCAGTAATTGCAAGGCTTGTGCCATATCCGTAGTTCGGAGAATACAATGACAACAGAGTTCCTACACTGACACTACCAGACGATACTGTTATATCACTTCCGCCTAGTGTAGTAGAGATACCGATAGATGTCCCTGCTACT